GTTTTAGCTTTTTGTCGTGTGATGAGCGTTCCAGCCTTAGCACTAACGTCGTCTGCCACAAGCTGATGGAAGTCTCCCTCGTTTTCAAATAGAGTGAGAAGAGTTTTGGATTGTGAATAAACTGCTTGTAGTCTATACTCAATGGTCCTATAGTCAATCTCCCATAATGCCTTTCCAGGTTCAGGTAGAAATAGCGCCTTGACATTAGCATCTTTCCAGGACTCCCTTGGGATCTGCTGTAGGTTGGGGTTCTCACAGGAAAGTCGCCCTGTCTCTGTACCATGCTGCTTGAAATTGGGATGAAGTCTTGGATAATCCCTGGTAGTGACGTTAAGATAGGCAGAGAAATAGCTTGACAGTTGCTTAGAGGTTTTCCTATACTCATGTACGAGGGCTGTAATAGGATGGCCTACACCGGCTAGCCATTCAAGGGAAACTTGAGGCTTGCCATTTGGAGTAAGAGATGGAACCTGTAAACCTAAACCAAACGGCGGATCATCGAAGAGTCTGGGATGCAATTGGGATGGTTTGGCTGGATCGAAACCGAGAGTTAGCCGAAGTTCCTCCAGACGAGTTTGACATTGATGTTGCAGTTTTTCGCACAGCTGGTAATCAATCAAGATACCCTGCATTTCAACGTCGGCCAGTAGAAGCATAAACGGACAGTCAACCTCCTTCCACAACTTTAGATGCTTGTCTTCACTTTTAGAGACTAGAGCTTCATAGAGTTGTGGAAGGAGTTGACAGTCTTGTTCTGCATACTGTGCCATATATTGAGCAGGCGCTGTTTCCCAACCGAAACGTTTCAGAACGGCCGCTTCAACAGTTTTCTTACGCTGACCTAGAAATCTTTCTAAGACGCTATCTAGATCATGGCCGGTAGTCTTATTCTCGTCAATGTACACCGATAACATCATGGTGTCTTGAAGATTACCTACTGGAACCTTCGTTCCAGCTAGGGTTAAGACTTCGTAGTCGAACTTCATATTGTGGGCAATGATCGGCCCTTGAAAATTAATGAAAAGGTCTGAAGGTATCTGGAAATTCTGCGGAGTCGATCCTAAAAAGCTCTTGTGACCTACAGGAATGTACCAAGAGTTAGCGTCAGTCTTAATAGCTAAGCCTAACAAGTACCTGTCTTTCTGACTCTCAGCAAAGTTAGTCTCCGTATCAATTCCCAGGGTGTTTGAATGGGATATCTCTTGTTTGATTTGGTTGATTTGGTTTTGATTCGTTACTAGCATTTTCTTCCCTTGTAAACCATAGATTACTATTCCTATGTATGATCCAAGCTTCTTCCATTCCGAAGCGGACTTTAACACCTGATAACTCGAAGCCTTTATGATCTTTCCATAACTGTAGCACAGTGTCAGAGTCCTTGGCAAACATATATGAGCCAGCTAGATCAGCTAGAGACTTGGGTTTCTTGTTACCCTCAGTGGCCTTTCTGTTATGATGTATTAGAACGATTGCTACACCATATCGGCGTCTTACCTTCCTACACCACTTCATTACCCGACGAGCTTCAGAGTTCGGATTATCATTCTCATCATCGAACAACTCAATCATAGAGTCTACTATGACTACATCAGGGTTGTGTTCAAAGATGAGGTCTTCATATTTCTTTAGGTTGTAAGATTCGTCGATAATATCGAAGTATGGAACTGTTTCCCACTCGTTCCGCTGGTGCTCCAATATGTACTTCAAGGACGACTTGTCCATCTCTAGAGAGAAGTAGAATACCTTTTTCTTGGTCGGCGCTAGTAGTCCAAGGAAGCGTTTCATAGTTGATAAGCAATACGCTAACTGGAATGTCAATTGTGTTTTTCCGACGCCAGGAGCGGAACTTAAAACTAGTTGACCAGTTGTATGTAACCATCCTGGTAATATCCATTCTAGACTATCAACGTGGTTAAGAATGTCATGCGGTGTGTAAATGATGACGGCATCTTCAGCCAGGTGTTTGTGGATAGCATAATCAGCTAGTTGAGATAACCTTACAAGCTGGTCTGAGCGGCCGTCATATTTCTTAATTCTGCCGTCTACTTCTTTCAGCAGGCTGACTATCTCTAGGTGGCTTAAGTCTTCCTCTGCTAGTTCGTTTGCTAGTCTAGCTAGAAATGAAGACCTGTAAGGTTCTACCGGCGTTTCTTTCTTCACCATTCGTATAAGTTGAAGCGGCAGTGAATGGTTGGCTAGAACTTGACCTACAGGGATTACCCTGTCTACTGTAACGTACTCGGCCGCTGGCGCTGTAACCTTTGGAATAATACCGAAATAATCCAGAGTGTGCGGTTTGTCATCTAAGCTGACCAATTTAACCGGCAGTCCATTTTTGTGATTGATAGTTCCTGGTGGCCGGAGTAACTGTGTGCTATCCCAACCACCGTTGTCAGCGTCCAGGTAATATGTTAAGCGGCGGTTAACATCTTCAATGGGCCCCTGTAGGTTTTCGTCGACTCTCCAGTAGCAGTGTACCTTAGTATCGTAACTAGTCTGGACTACCAGTGTAGGTAGATCAATAGACTTGAAGTCTATTTGTTCCATCCCATCAAAATCAACCCAAACAGTCTGGACTTTTTTAATTGATTCCTTGACTGCCCGCTGCTCTTTATAAACTGCCGGACTAATGTAAACATCACCCTGCCGAGAGAGAATATGCGACTTAAGAGCTTCTTTTTGTTGCGGCCACTGAAACCAGTTAGTGTTCCAGGCGGTGTCGGTTTTTACAGGGGAGTATACCCAGCCTTCAAGGCCATCATATAGAACGTCTAGGTAAATAGTTAGCTCGTCCAATTTATCCCCAAAGACAAGTATACCCCTGTAGGTTCGAGGAGGGCTTGAGTCCTAAACCTACAGGGGTATACAACTAGTTAAACTGAGTAGAAAGCTTCAGGTGCAGCAATCACTAGCTTAGTTCGTGTTACGCCATTATTGGCTACGTAATCTTCCTTGACCAGAGCAGCCCCTACTGACTCTCCGATAAACATATCAGGGTCGTTCACGTCAAGCGAATCGTCACCAAGAGTCTTGCCAGTCAAAGCTTCAAAGAAAAGCTTAGCCGCCCAGGGATTATCGTACTGAACCCACAGGTTATGGTAGACTCTTAGGCCAGAGTATTCTGGGTCATCAAGATTGAATACCAGAGAGATGTTGAAACCCTTTTCACGGGAGCTTTCATTCTTAGCTTCCTTGATCTGGTAGTCAGAGATGATGAGAGTATAATTTCCCTCTTCGGGAAGGGTAAGTGTTTTGGCCTTGCCAAAGTCGATGCTAAAGTCACTAGTCATTGAAGATCAATTTCCATTCTGGTTGTTCGATATAAGTGTCTTGTATGTTGAGACGATTTTTCGCCTCGATGATTTCTGTTCTATTTAGATATAACCGCCGAACTGTCTCTCCTTTAATTCCAGCAGGTTTTGCCTGCATGTATCCTACGACATTGACTAAACGTGTTATGGCCTGTTGAAGTCTTGGAGTAATATCTGGATATATGCCATTAACTCTATTGTTTTCTGGGTTAATTGATACTCGTTCGTGTCCGATGATAACAACATTGAGAGGGGCTTCTTGTAGGACTCCAAATAAGTCTGTGAAGACTTGAGTGGCGTACTTGTAGTCTGCTTCCCAGAATGCATACTTATCTCTTTTCGATGCACGCTTCTCAGCTTCTGCTCTCATGTAGTAATCTAATGCAGTTGTTACACTATCTATTACGACAGTTCCAATATCAGGATCTCTAACTGCCTTCTGGATATCACTAAACAATTCAGTAATTGATGCAGGGTGCTTAACGGGTATGTCTGAATACTCGGGCCAATGTCTGAGAGTCTCTGTTGAGCTTTCAAAATCAAACCAGAAAGGTTTGTCAGCATCAGCTGCAAATCTAGTTTTTCCTGCTCCTGCTTGTCCATAGATTAACGCTTTGACGTAGTGCGGCTTATTTTTTACCAGATTGAAGTTTACTATTTGCATTAGGAGTTGGGATATCCCTTACATCGCCTTCAGCTACATATACTTGATATGTTGTGAATGATTTGATTTGTCCTACAAAGACTTCTTCCCTATAATAACCTTCTCCATCTCCTACAACTACCTTCTTGACTCTCCCATCTTTAAACCTAACAATAAAGTGGTCAATTGGTTCCGTCATTGCTGGAGTTGTCTTGTTGATTGCTACCATTCATACTCTCAGTGAAGGTTAAGTGCTTTCTAGGCGAATCCCTCTTCGTGTAATGCATACGCATTACCTGTGAGGTATCGATTCCCTTTCTAGAAAGGTAGCATGGAGTCTGAAAGGCGCAATACCTACAGTGCTGACCGTAAAAGGGAACTGGCCTAGACTTTAGCATGTCTTCAATGAGGGCACAAATCTCTTCAAAGTAAATATCTAGTTCACGTTTAGTATAAGTAATAGTTGTGAATGTAAAAGCATTCTCATAGAGGATAGGTTTAACAGCATCCTTAGTGTTTACGTAGTTAATCTCTGCAATTGGTACTTCATCGTATGTCTTGTATAATAGGGTAGCGTAGAATAGGAGCTGATTACTAAACTGAACGTCAATCTTACTCCAGGCTTTATCGCCTGTCTTATGGTCACGAACTCTCAGGTTCCCGCTAGAATCTCGATAGACCAAATCAGCATATCCATGTAGGATTACACCTTCAAGTGGAAAGATGAGTTCATGCTCAACAGCTACAACTTTCATACCCCTATCAATTTTAGCAGAATGCTCCATTATGTAACGGGTGATCGCCTTAGTGATCCTACCGTAAACTTGAATCAGTTCCATATCAGTCGTCTTACTGATATCGTTCTTGATACGTGCAATGATAGAAGCTAAAGCGTAGTCTGATCCAGGTTCAACACCAGACTTAACCATCTGGTAATAAACGTGAGCTAGCTCATGGAAGTAGTTGCCCTTATTAAAGTGTGTCTTAGTTTTCTCAATAGGAGCTAAGTCTTGGTTATAAATATAGTCATACTTCTTAGGGCAAGTTAGGTAAGTAGAAATCCTACTCGGTGAAACTGAGGTAAGATTTACTTGCGGTGGTGAGGGTTCCGTCAATAAGTCCATTGATTACTTCTTCTAATGTAAGGCCCGCACTCTTTTGGAATTCTAGCCAATCAATGAGGGAGTTTAATTGTTCTGAGGTATATTGCATCATTTCCTCCTTTCATAGACGCTCCTTAATCACATGGTTAAACCTGTTCAGGTAGACAATTTCTCTGACACCAGTATTAAGGATATGTTCCATACATCTTTTACAAGGGCGGCTCGGT